CAAGCACTTTTAAAATGGTGTCCCATCGTCAGTGAAGTGTAATACTCTATTTAATTAGAAATATTAGCAATATGTATTATAACCACTAAAAATGTCCGAAGCGTTCCTAGAATCATGGTTAGACTTGACAACTGTGGTCATTTTATATTTAAATTAGAACCTTAGTAATATTTCTTTTAATCTAAATTTTATATTTAGAAATTTAATATTCGTGGTTAATAGCCAGAGATTTGTCTATTTTAGTTTATAATATTGTTATGAGTAATTGTAATAAATAGGATGCTACGGTTCCGTATATATCCTATTTTAAAATTATTATATTATTTATAACATTTTGAGTAAAGAGTATGTTATAGTTGAGATTATATCAATGATTACTATACTACTTGTGTATTAATGAAACGTTATATTAAGTTGAGAAAATACTTACATTAAATAATACACATAAAACTTGTGAACTAATCAAGTAAAACAATAAATTATATGACTATTAGAAAAATTTTTAATAATGAGATACAAATAAACTATGATTTATCTGAGTGGATAACTGTAGAGTCAGAAAATTATAAATTAGATAGAGATACTTATATTATTGAATCATTTTATAAAGATTATCCTAAATATAAGGGTGCTGTTAGAGATTATGAAATGTTAATGTCATTATGTACTAGATCAACTATATTAGGGGAATGGTTAATTGGAATTAATGCTAAGTATGTATTAGAAGTAAACATACCTAAGTATTTAGAAAATTTAATTGAACCAAAACAATATAATGATGTTCAATATAATTTAAAAAAATTTAATGACACTAATAAAAATTTTAGTGATGACTGTATTAAACTTAGTGATAAATATAAAAATGATTTAGAAACATTAAGAAATAAGTATTCAGCTGAGTTTGATAAATTTAAAAAAGATCAAATACTTAGAGTCTTAACATTAAAAACTTCTGAATTACCTATTGAAATACAATTAGAGATTGAAAATTTTACACCTGCTAAATTTAGTGGTAGTGTTGACTCAAAAACATTTAGTAGAGAATTATTAATTCAGTATAAACGATATTTATTAAAGGAGATTAAAAATAATCCTAAAATTGATATTAATGATGTAATTAGTAACAATCAAACTTTGTAACAAGATTTAATTATAATAAAGCAATTGAGTTAAATAATTACTATATTTCTAAGAATCAATGGCATTTAAGATTTCGATGGAAACCATATATTAAACCATTTAAGAGAATTGATAATAAAGATAATAGTAAAAGAAAACAAGACATAAATAAAGAAGGTATAAATCAATTAAATGAATTTATTATTGAATCAAGTAATTATATTCATAATAAAGTTCCATTTCAAAATAAGTTACAAAGAAAATTTAAAAATTATAATTTAAGTACTATTAGAGTAAGGAATAATAATTCATATAAATTCCATAAGAGAGTAAAATTAGAAGGTTTTAAACAACATTATAACAAACCAAATATACAAGGTTTTACACCAAATTATATAGGATTTATGAAAGGTAATAAGATACTTCCTAATAAAAGCTTTTTTAAATTCATTTTAAATAAATCATCAGAAAATAATAATCACTTTAATTATAACTTTAAAAATTCTAAAAATTATAAAGAAATGTGGAAAGGATCACCTGATACTAACAATTTTCACTTAAGACAGTTTTTTAATAAAGATACTACTACTTCTACTGTTGATTCATTATTAAAAATTGCAGATATAGCTAAAGGTTGGTTTGATATACCACATATTGATTTTAATAATCCAGATGAAATGGCTTACTGTGTAAACTTTAATAAAGATGCATACCCAGGTTATTATACTTCATCAATATTTAATGGTAATAAAAAAGGGTCAACTGTTCACACTTCACTTATATTATCAAAAAAACTTTATAAATTAGTTAGATCGACTTCAATATTTAATAATAGTATATGGACTGTTCTAGCTCGTGAGAAAGAAGTTAAAATTGGTTTTGAAAAAGACAAAGAAGTATCGACTAGATATGTTTCTACTACTGAAGAACATATTATAACATTAACTTCTTGGGTTATGAACAAAATTATGTTTGGGTTTAGAATGTCAGATAATTCTAAATTTCATTGTAATGGTGAATTTGATGGTGTAAAATTATTAAATTTAAACACTAAAATGAGTAATTATGATTGGATAGCTGATGCTGATTGGACATTATTTGATTCATCAATTGATAAACCTTATCTTGAAGCAGCTTGTTTAATTCTATTTTCAAATTCAATTAAAAACAAATATGATTTAAGATTATTTTATTATATAATGTGTTCTATTATATATAAAAATATTGCTATACCACCAGGTATAGTATGTAGAATATCAAGAGGAAATCCTTCGGGTCATCCTTGTGTTACTATAATTAATAATATTGTTAATCTTCTAAGATGGGCTGAAATTGGCCAAAAAATATATGGTGACAATTTTATTGATTTTATGCATCCTGAAGTGTACGGTGATGATGCGATAATATTATTTAAAGATAATAAGAATTTAAATAATATTGATGATATAATTAAGGACTTAAAATTTAATTCAGATAGTATCAAAAATAGACTATTTCCATGTGATTTATATAATCATGATAATGGTGATATTCCAGATTTCCTTAAGAGGACTTTTACTCTTAGTGGAATTTCTTGGAACCCAAGTAAGATCATATCAAAGCTATATTTTCAGTCTAAAAATAGAAATGATAGTGAGTTACTTCAAGTTATTTTTGATTATTTAATGACTGGACCATGTGATAATAATCTTAATGAATATTTATATCAAATTGCTTTATTCATAAAGCATAATAATAATGATAATAGTAATATTGATGAAAATTTTAATAAGATACATCATTTTATCACTAATGACTGTAAAAATATTTCTATTAAATTTAAACCACAATATCCTAATTATATGGATGGATTTAACACTGAAAGTAATTTATTGAATTTTTCATATTGTGCTAGCAAAAATAGTCATCAAGATTTAAAATTTAGATTAATTAATAATGGTCTAATAATTGCATCATTAATTTCAAACATTTCAATTGATTATATGAATATATTAGATTGTGGCTCACATTATAATTATTTTAGAGAAAACCTTAGAACTAATGGTAGTTATGATTACATAAGTTCAAGAAGAGAATACTTAGAGAATTGCTTATTTAAGTATAATAATAGTAGTTAATTATTGTTTTATTTGAATATATGTTTTATTTCACTTATAGTATAATATTTTATACTTATATATAA